GAAGAATTGCCAGACATGGAATACCTAGACGGTTTATGTGATGGCATGAATGAAGCATTATCAATTGCTGGCATTGATATGCACTTGATGGTGTTTCACCCAGACTATGACGCAACAGAAGCAGGTCTGGATTTTTTAGATGACGATGTAACAGACGAAGAGTTAGTCTATTGCATGGTCTTTGTGCAGAGGTTGTCATTACTTGATGATGCTTCTGTAAGTTTAGAGAAGTCAGGATATTATGCGCACTTTCCTGATGACGTTTATCAAAGCCTAGTTATAGATAGAAGGAGACTCCGACATGGCAATGGGTAAAGCAAAGATGGCTAAAAAGAAAATGATGCGAGGCGGCATGGCAAAGAAGAAGATGCGTGGCGGCGGCATGGCTAAAATGGCTAAGAAAAAGATGATGCGCGGTGGCATGGCTAAGAAGAAGAAGTAATGCCATATGTCGCTGATTCGTCAATACATGGACATGGTGTGTTCGCAGATAAGGGCTATTCAGTCGGAGATACGATTGAGTTATGCCCTTATCTCGTCACAGACGATGATGATGTGGGAGAAGATAGTGTCTTACATGACTACATGTTTAAATCGCCTAACGAAGATGTTGAAGAGTATTTGGTTCCGCTTGGTCTTGCTATGGTCTACAATCATAGCCAAAGTCCAAATGCTGAGTGGGAAGTTGATGAAGAAGATAATCGCTTTGTACGCTTCTATGCCTTGGAAGAAATAAAACAAGGTGATGAGATATGCCACGACTATGGCGTAGAGTATTGGGAGAGTAGAAATGGTTAATACAAAATTTCGTAAGAAACTAAACTATTATCTGGCAATGGCTTTACTATATTCTAGTAGGCCGTTTAGTTCTATTAGTAATTGGTTATGGCGATTACACCGTACTGTACTAGATTGGAATAAGTAAATGCCAATTACTAATAACGGCTCTAAGTTTGTAACACATATTACAGATTTAGACTCGACTAACAAAACAAATCTTTATACAGTACCAGCAAACTTCTCATCTCATCTTGAGAACTTAATGGTTAGCAATAATCATACAGGTAATATAACACTAAGTTTGTTTTTGTTTACAGCTTTAGATACAACTGAGCATACTATTCTTACTACATTTAATGTAGCAGGTGGTTCATACGAATCTATATTTACAGTAGAACGTCCAATGTTTTTACATGCTGGTGATATTATTAAAGCTACAGCAGGTACTGCTGATAAGCTGCAAGTATTGATTGCCGCAGAAGAACATTTTGACCCAGCAAGATAGGAGACAGGAGATGCCCCGTGTCACTAAAAAATCCGCCGTTAAAAAGAAAGCCACACAAGTTAGAGCGAAAGCGAAACAAACTGGAACGCTTAAACTTTCAACGGGCGGTCAAGCGAAGAGCAAAAGTAGAGTTAATGAAGCTGGCAACTATACTAAGCCCGGAATGAGAAAGCGTCAGTTCTCACGTATCAAAGCTGGCAGTAAGGGTGGTAATCCCGGACAGTGGTCAGCACGTAAAGCACAGATGTTAGCTAGTGCTTACAAGAAAGCTGGTGGGGGCTACAAGTCGTAATGGAATGCTTCACGTCTTCTTGCTCGTCATCTATATTGGTACTGGAGAAAATCGTTACCTCGCTAGTGGAGATATGTATTTCGCATCTATTACCACCTGCAATTTTTACGCAGCCCAGTCAGCCAAACGCTACGGAAGCTACCGCTATATGGATTGGTTGGACGCAAGAGACCGTGTTACCGCATATTGCATACCTAAGTATATAAAAAAAGGCATAGTAGAGGTGTATTAAAATGTTAGCAGAATTAGCCGCTGCTAACGCAGCCTTCGGGGTAATCAGGCAAGCTGTCAGTCACGGGCGTGATTTAGCTACTGTCGGTAGTCAAATTGCTAAGTTTGTGGATGGCAAAGAAGGGCTACAAAGAAAAGTAATTAAGAAAAAGAATAGCCCATTTTATGCTGGTGGTGACTTTGAAGAATTTATGGCGTTAGAAGCTATACAGGAAAAAGAAAAAGAATTAAAGCAGATTATGTTATATGTAGGTCGTCCGGGTTTGTGGAACGACTGGCAAAGATTTCAAGCTGAAGCACGTAAGGCAAGACAGGCGGCTGAAGAAGCTGCACGAAAACGTAAACAACAAATACTTGAGATTACACTATTGTCTATTGCAGGAATTATAGGCGTAGGTATTTTAGCATTACTATTGTACTTTGGTATGAAACGTAGGGGAATGTTGTAGTATGGCTTTTTCAAAGTCTCAAAAATCACTAAAGGCATGGACAAAACAAAACTGGCGCACAAAGAGTGGCAAGCCATCTGCTAAGACAGGTGAAAGGTATTTGCCTGAAAAAGCAATAAAGTCCTTGACAAGTGCAGAGTATTCTGCTACAACTAAGGCGAAGAGAGAAGGTACACGTGCAGGAAAACAATTTGTACGACAGCCGAAGCGCATTGCAAAGAAGACTGCACAGTTTCGCAGAGGAACTTAATGTAAAGTTATTGCGCGAAGAGTTTCCTGAATGGGAGACACGTCTTGAGATATTGCAATACGAGATAGGACAGAGATATGCTACAATCGCTCATAGGGCCAGTAACGGGTCTACTTGATAAGTTTATTGAAGACAAAGACCAGAAGGCAATGCTTGCACACGAGTTAGCTACAATGGCTGACAAACAAGCTAATAGCATTGCACTGGCGCAGATAGAAGTGAACAAGATGGAAGCTGCTTCAGGCTCTATCTTTAAAGGCGGATGGAGACCCTTCATTGGATGGGTGTGCGGTATAGCGTTTGCATATCACTTTGTTTTACAGCCGCTGATTATCTTCGGTGTCAGTGTTGCTGGCATAGATGTTCCAGAACTACCAGAGTTTGACATGTCAACACTGCTTACGGTTCTTGGTGGACTACTTGGATTAGGAACATTACGCACTTATGAAAAATCAAAAGGCTTATCTAAGTGAGTGCAAAACAAATACTAGAGTGGAGAATACTTCCACGATTTATGATGCTAATAATGACCTTGATGAGTTGGCGTTGTGCGGAGTGGTTTATGAACTTGGAAGACCCGACAGCACCACAGTCAGCCTTTGTCAGCGTTGTAATGGGAGCCATGACAGGTGCATTTGGAATTTGGATGGGCAATGAAGGAAAGTTAAAATCGTGAAGTACAATAAAAGTATACTTATTCAAAAACTAATTGACCATGAAGGTTTAGTATTGCAGGTTTATCAAGATACACTTGGCATTGATACTATTGGTATCGGTAGAAACTTGGAAGACCGTGGCATTACAGACAGTGAACTTGAAGATATGGGCATCACTCTGGACCATGTATATGAGTTTGGTATTACAGAGGCTGATGCTATTCTTCTTGCAGAGAATGACGTAGAGATTGTCGAAGATGAACTGTTACGTGCGCACCCTTGCGTAGACGGGTTAGACGCTGTACGTCAACTTGTACTTATAGATATGGCATTTAATATGGGAGTGCCACGTCTAAAGAAGTTTAAAAAAATGTGGGCGGCTATACATGCTGATGATTTTACTGTAGCATCAAAAGAAATGCTTGACAGCAGGTGGGCAAATCAGGTAAAATCACGTAGTACAAAATTAGCCCATGCCATGTATAGTGGAGAAATGAATGGCTAGAGAATTAAATGAAAAGCAACAATTGTTTTTAGAAGTCTTGTTTGATGAGGCTGCTGGTGATATGGTTGCTGCTAAGAAACTTGCTGGATATTCAGACGGCACTCCTACTACATCAATCATCAAAGGTTTAAAAGAAGAGATTCTTGAAGCCACACAAATGTATATGGCACGTAATGCACCAAAGGCTGTACTTGCAATGACAGGTGCGCTGTATGACCCAACTGAACTTGGCATTCGTGATAAGATGTCTGCCGCCAAAGAACTGCTGGATAGAGTAGGCTTGGTAAAGACAGAGAAGATGGAAGTTAAAGCAAGTGGCGGTGTTATGCTGATGCCGCCTAAAGCAGTTGTAGAAGAGGATAACGACTAATGGGAAGTAAAAATGAAAGAGATACATATGCTGGTAAAAAAGCTGACCACATAAAATTAGCTAGAGAAATGGGTTTTTCCGAAAAAGAAATAGAAAGAATATTTTCTCCAATTCCCGATTCTATGAAATTAGATTCTAAAGTTCGTAAAATGAACACAGGTGGTTTATCAACAAAAAATTATGTTAATCCTGTAACTGTTGTAGACAGACGTAAAACAAAATGACACGCAGTATAGGCAAGTGGAAACTTCCCCAACCGACTGACATTAAAGAAGAAGACGAATGGGTACAGATTCCTCGTATTGCTAGGACTGTACCATTTGGTTATAAGCTGAATGACGATGACCCTGACATACTTGACCCCATCAAGACTGAACTAGACCTGCTAGAAAAAGCAAGGCAACATGTAAGACAGTATTCGTATCGTGAAGTAGCAAACTGGCTATCAAAGAATAGTGGTAGAACTATATCACATGTGGGTTTGAGGAAACGGTTAGACAATGAGCGACAACGTAAGAACCAAGCTGCAAGCCTCCGCAAGTGGGCAAGCTATGCGCAAACGGCAATCGCCAAAGCGCAAGAAATCCAAGAAGCAAGAACAGGTGCAAAAGCCGACAGTTGAAATAAAAGAAACTGTTGATGTTGCACGTGAAACGCAAGAATACGAAACAGCTAGTATTGAAGAGACAGCTAACATACTCTTCAAACCTAACGCAGGACCACAAACAGAGTTTCTTGCTGCATCTGAACGAGAAGTACTATATGGTGGCAGTGCAGGGGGCGGTAAGTCCTACGCCATGCTTGCTGACCCATTACGGTACATGGGACATCCACAGTTTAGTGGATTGATGTTACGACATACAACAGAAGAACTGCGAGAACTTATCTTCAAGTCGCAGGAGTTGTACCCAAAAATCTGGCCCGGCATTAAGTGGTCGGAGCGTAAAATGCAGTGGACTGCGCCATCTGGTGCAAGATTGTGGATGTCTTATCTGGATAGGGATGATGATGTCTTGCGTTATCAGGGTCTGGCGTTTAGCTGGATAGGGTTTGACGAACTTACCCAATGGTCCACACCATACGCATGGAACTACATGCGAAGTCGTCTAAGGTCCACTGCTCCTGATTTACCAATATACATGAGGGCAACAACTAACCCCGGTGGACGGGGACATCACTGGGTCAAGAAAATGTTCATTGACCCTGCACCTTATGGAAAAACTTATGATGCAACAGATATTGAAACAGGCGAAATCTTACGGTATCCGGCAGGACATCCTAAAGCCGGAAAACCTTTATTTAAGAGACGCTTTATCCCTGCAAGACTCTCTGACAATCCATACCTCTCAGAAGGTGGTGATTACGAGGCCATGCTTCTTTCGTTGCCAGAGCAGCAACGTAGGCAGCTTCTTGAAGGCGATTGGGACATTAAAGAAGGAGCAGCCTTTACTGAGTTCAATCGTGACATTCATGTTATTGAACCTTTTGATATCCCTAACAACTGGGTTAAGTTTCGTGCTTGCGATTATGGTTACGGGTCTTTTTCTGGCGTACTGTGGTTTGCAGTCTCACCTGCAGAGCAACTCATTGTGTACCGTGAGTTGTATGTGTCCAAAATGCTTGCCACAGATTTGGCAGACACAGTATTAGATTTAGAGTCTGGTGATGGAAACATCAAATACGGGGTTCTTGATTCTTCTCTTTGGCATAAGCGTGGCGATACTGGTCCTAGCCTTGCTGAACAAATGATTAGTAGAGGGTGTCGTTGGAGACCCTCAGACAGAAGTAAAGGCAGTCGTGTAGCTGGTAAAAATGAGATACACAGACGCTTGCAGGTAGATGAATTTACAGAGGAACCTAGACTTGTATTCTTTAATAATTGCACGAACACTGTGTCTCAGTTACCAGCCTTGCCCATTGACAAGAAAAATCCAGAGGATATTGACACGCATTCGGAAGACCACTTGTATGATGCGTTAAGATATGGTATAATGTCCAGACCAAGGTTTAGTATATTTGACTATGACCCTAGAGGTAGACCTAGTAATGGAATGCAAGTAGCAGATTCAACATTTGGATACTAAGGAACTAAAATATGGCTGATGATGATATTATGATTGAAGATGACGCAATTGCGTTAGAAGATACAGATGATTCTGTACAAGCTGATATAGGTGTCTCTTCTATTATACCATTTATTCAAGAACGGTATCAGAAAGCAGAAGACTATCGCTATCAAGATGAAGAGCGTTGGATTCGTGCGTATCGTAACTATCGTGGTCTGTATGGTCCAGATGTACAATTTACTGAAGCAGAGAAGTCTCGTGTATTTGTAAAGGTTACTAAAACAAAAACACTTGCTGCGTATGGTCAAATTGTTGACGTACTATTTGCTAACAATCGTTTTCCTCTGTCTATTGACCCAACAGAGTTACCTGAAGGCGTAGTGGCTGACGTACACTTTGACCCACAAGAACCAGAGCAGTTACGTGAGCAAGAAGATTTAACAAGCCCATATGGTTTTAGAGGTGATGGCAGAGATTTACCTGCTGGTGCTACTGCCAAAACTTTGACAGAAAAACTAGGACCACTTGAACAAAAACTTGACAGTGTACAAGATAAACTAAAAGAAGGTCCGGGACAGACACCTACTGCTATTGAGTTTAGCCCAGCTATGGTAGCTGCTAAAAAGATGCAGAAGAAAATACATGACCAACTAGATGAGTCAGGTGCAAGTAAGAGTCTTCGCAGTAGTTCTTTTGAAATGGCATTGTTTGGTACTGGCGTAATGAAGGGTCCATTTGCAGAAGATAAAGAGTATCCAAATTGGAATGATGAGGGTGAGTATGACCCACTCTTTAAAACTATTCCTAGAGTATCTCATGTATCTGTGTGGAACTTTTACCCAGACCCAGATGCAAACAATATGGATGAAGCACAGTATGTAATTGAACGACACAAGATGTCACGTTCACAATTACGCAATTTGAAGAAACGTCCATATTTCCGTTCACAGGTTATTGATGAAGTTATTTCTTTTGGTGAAAACTATACAAAGAAGTATTGGGAAGATGACTTAGCAGACTATGCACCAGAGCATGGCGTTGACCGTTTTGAAGTTCTTGAATATTGGGGCATGGTTGATGTTGAGATGCTACAAGAACAAGATATTGAAATCCCAAAAGAACTACAAGACTTTGATGAGTTACAAGCTAATGTGTGGGTTTGTAACAACAAACTAATTCGCATGGTACTCAATCCGTTTAAGCCTTCAAAGATTCCATACGTAGCTGCTCCATACGAACTAAACCCATATTCATTCTTTGGCATTGGTATCGCAGAAAACCTTGATGATACACAGACACTAATGAATGGCTTTATGCGTATGGCTGTTGATAATGCTGTACTGTCTGGAAACTTGCTTATTGAGGTAGATGAAACAAACCTAGTTCCGGGACAAGACTTGACTGTGTATCCGGGTAAGGTGTTCCGTAGGCAGGGTGGCGCACCGGGACAGGCTATTTTTGGCACAAAGTATCCTAACGTGTCTAGTGAGAACATGATGATGTTTGATAAGGCTAGACAGCTTGCTGATGAGAGTTCTGGTTTTCCATCCTTTGCGCATGGGCAGACAGGCGTTACTGGTGTAGGTAGAACTGCCAGTGGTATCTCCATGCTAATGGGTGCTGCTGCTGGTTCAATCAAGACTGTTATTAAGAATGTAGATGATTATTTACTACGCCCATTAGGTGAAGGACTGTTTCGTTTTAATATGCAATTTGACTTTGACCCTTCTATTAAAGGTGACCTTGAAGTTAAAGCACGTGGAACAGAAAGCCTAATGGCTAATGAAGTACGTAGCCAAAGACTGATGCAATTTTTACAAATCTCAAGCAATCCTGCACTTGCACCGTTTGCTAAGTTTCAATATGTTATTCGTGAGATTGCAAAGTCAATGGGACTTGACCCTGAAAAAGTTACCAACAATATGAGTGAAGCTGCTCTACAGGCTGAGATACTAAAAGGGTTTCAACAGCCTATGGACCAACAAGGGCAACAAGCACCAGCAGGTGTTAACCCAATGGACCCAACAGGAGCAGGTGGTGGCAACATAGGTACTGGACAGGCTCCTGTACCGGGTGAACAAGGATTTAGTGGAAATGCACAACAACAAGGAACTCCTCAACAAACTGAAGCCAATGGTCAGCAACAGCCGCCAATGGGGCCACTTCAGTAATTATATTGATGCGTTGATAGAACAACAGCAACGTACACTTGAACAAAGCGATAATATGGTTACTATACATCGTGCGCAGGGTGCGATTGGAACATTACGCAGTTTACAAAAACTAAGGGATGCAGTAGATGGCTGAGATGCAAAAACAAATGAAAATGTTTGAAGACGGCGGTCTTATGGAAGAAGGTGGCACAGTAGACCCTGTGTCTGGCAATGATGTACCAGTTGGCTCTACACAAGAAGAAGTACGAGATGATATTCCGGCACAGTTAAGTGAGGGTGAGTTTGTTTTTCCTGCTGACGTAGTACGTTTCTATGGACTAGAAAAGTTAATGGAAATGCGGCAGAACGCTAAAGCAGGTCTTCAAAGAATGGAAGATATGGGGCAGATGGGCAATAGCGAAGAAGCAACATTGCCTGATGACATCCCTTTTGACTTAGAGGACCTTGACATTGAAGACGAAATGGGCGATAATAATGAATTAGAAATGCAGGTAGGTGGTTTTGTACAGCCACAAGGATTTGTATCTCAAATGCAACCTTCTTTTTTAGCAGACTATTCTCAGCAACAAGCCGTACAACCAGCTTTTCAAATGCCTACATATAAACAAGCACCCGTTGGTGGTTATGTTCCGCAGTTTGTTGGCTCTACTCCTACAACAGAAACAACTGAAGTACCTTCGTTTTCACAATTAATTCCTGCTGCTGGTGGTCAACAAGAAACAAAAGAATATAGAAACGAAGCGGGACAATCTTTATTTATACCATTTATTAATGACCAACCTGTTTATCCAATACCAGAAGGATATACTGAATACGTAGCAGAAGAAGAAGTAACAGAGGTTACAACTACACCTACTCAAGTACAAACAACTATGGTACGTGATGGGGGTGGTGGAGATGACAATGTATTAGTTGGTGGTGTAACACCTGCTGAAATACAACAAGGCAAAGCTGAAGCAAAAGATAGGTATGCTATTACAGGCTCTCGTGGACTAGATATACTAAGCATTCTTCCCGGTGGAAACATTATAAAGAGTATGTTTGATGTTCAAGGTCCTACAATAGGTGCAAAAGCACCTGAACCTATGGCATTTGGACCACAGCAAATTCAAAGAATGGAATATGAAAAAGTTCTTGGCACAGGTATTACTGGATATGTAGGTTATGAAAAAGGCGACTTAGACCCTATAACTGGTGGTGTTTTTAATAAACATGGCATTGCTGTTGATAAAAATGGCGGTCAAACATTGAGTCCTCAAGGAACTTTTAGTTATGCTTCCGTTGGTGATTTTTCAAAGGCTATAGCTGCAGGTAATAAAAGTGGTTGGCATGGTGGTCTATTATCAGATGAAGCAAAAAGTAATTTAAATTCAGTTGCAGCAGCAAAATACTCTAAGTTTGAAAAAGAACTAGAGGCTGGACAAGACAAACCTAGCAAGTCTGATACAAGCAAATCTTCTGGTACTTCTGCACCGACATCACAAGGTGACGGCAAAGAGGTAGGTGGTGTGGGGCAATCTAGTTTTGGCGGTGGGCAAACGGGTAAAGGTTCTGGGCCAACTGCAGGTGGTTTTGGTGGAACTGGTGTAGGACGTTCTGATTTTAACAAAGGTGGCAATGTCACCAAAAAGATGAAGCGTGGTGGTCTAGCTTCTAAGAAATAAATAGACTACATTAACTGGCTACCTAACCCCCCTAACACGGCATACGGTTAGCCCCAGAGGAGAAGATAACATGGCAGAGAATGCTATTATGGCTGAAGAAATGCAGCCGGAAAAAAAGATTGCGTTTGCAAATCGTAAGTATACTAACGAAGAAAAACGTAAAATGGAAGAAGAAGAACTACAAAAAATGATTGAGGAACATCAAGGTGAGGCAGAGGCTAAACCAGAAGAACCTCAAGAAGCTGAACCAACTAACGCAGAAGAAAAGACATTTAAAAAGCGTTACGGTGACCTGCGCAGACACATGCAGGAAAAAGAAACAGAGTTTCAAACGCAATTAGAAGAAATAAAAAAACAACTAGATAGTGCTACACGTAAAGAAATTAAACTGCCTAAGTCTGATGAAGACATTGAAGCATGGGCAAAAGATTACCCAGATGTAGCAGCTATTGTAGAAACAATTGCTATCAAGAAAGCTAAAGAGCAATCATCTGCTCTTGAAGAACGTGTAAAAGCAATTGATGATATGCAGTCGTCTGCAAAGAAAGAAAAAGCTGAAGCAGAACTAATGCGTATACACCCTGATTTTGGTGACATTCGTGACAGTGATGAGTTTCACGAGTGGGCTGAAGAACAGCCTAAGTGGGTACAGGATGCATTGTATGATAATGACAATGACGCAAGGTCTGCTGCAAGAGCAATTGACCTGTACAAAGCTGACAAAGGTATTTCTGAAAAGAAACCTGCCAGCAATAAAGATGCAGCGAAATCAGTTGAAACACGTAACTCACGTAGTAAACCTCAAAATGATGAAGCATCTACGTATTTACGTGAATCTCAAGTTCAAAAGATGTCTCCTCAAGAGTATGAGAAGAAGTCTGATGAAATCATGGAAGCTATCCGTAGTGGTAAGTTTATCTATGATATGTCTGGTTCTGCCAGATAAATTAAAAAAAGTGTTGACAA